ATTCTGTAACCATTCAATCTCCTGAAGGAACTGAAGAAACTATTTCAGTTGAATCAGACGAGTATATTCTTGACGCTGCTGAAGAAGCAGGTATTGACATGAGTTATTCTTGTCGTGCTGGAGCATGTTCGTCTTGTGCCGGTAAGATTGTATCAGGTACAGTTGATCAAAGTGATCAATCGTTCTTGGATGATGATCAAATTGAAGCAGGATTTGCACTTCTTTGTGTATCATATCCTACTTCTGATTGTGTAGTACAGTCAAATAAGGAAGAGGAACTTTACTAATGGCTGCGGTAAGTATTTGTCTACTATTAACATTCATTGGTGCTGCAATGTTGACGCAAAACGGGGATGGGGATGACAAATCCTAATCAACTCTATGAAGACATGGAGAAACTCAATGCCCTATACGAAGAACTCTGTTGGGCACATGATGATGAATTAATATTCACTCATGAAAATGGCAGAGTCATCATTTACAACAAAACACAGGAGCAAAACAAATGAACGAAAACGCAGAACGCATTAACGGTTGGGCAGCAATGCTCGGTGTCGTTGCAGCCATCGGTGCATACGCATTGACCGGGCAAATAATTCCTGGGGTGTGGTGAACGTATACTTAGGACTAATGGTTGCATTCGTCATAGTCTATATTATTACAACACCTGGAGATGATGACGATGGACCAGATCAAGGTATGATGACACCAGTATATCAAGGATCCCAATAAGGGGTCCTTTTTTTATAAATATTTTGAGTGAACTAGGTGTCCTGTGGAAAAGAAACCCGAAGAACAGGTAAAGAAAAAAGGATTCCTAGGTAGAATAAAAGAGGCTGCAGATGATAAACAAGAACAGCTTGAAATTTTGTCTACTTTTGTTAGGCTTGGTATTCTTGTTTGGTCTGGTGGAATACTCACGTTGGCATACATTCAGTTACCCCCAGCACTTGGAATCCCCGAACAGAAACTAGACCCAACCTTCATTGCATCAGTCTTTACTGGAGTACTCGCAACGTTCGGTGTACAGGCTGCGAAGAAGGCTGGAGAAGGTGGTGGTAATAGTAGTGGTGGTGGTATCTCAAAGGCAGATGTTGAGAGACTAATTGAGGCGGCAGGAAGGACTGCACCATCACAAACAATCAGACTAGAACAGGCTCCAATAATCATCAAAACTGATGGACCTGCTGTCAAATCTACAATAGATTAAGATATTAGGAACCCATAACAATAGATTGATAAAAAAACAGTATCATGTATAACTAGTGTAGTTGATTAAACTGCAATGAAGTTTATTCGTTTAATGATTATTGCTACTGTAGCAGCAGTGGTTTTCTTCTTACCGAAGATTGCTTATGCTGTAGATGTCACTATGGGTTCTAATGGAAATCTTGTATTTGATCCAGATAATATTAGTATTAGTACTGGTGAAACACTTCATTTTGTAAATGGAATGTTACCCCCACATAATATTATTGTAGAAGGTCGTGCAGATCTCTCAAGAGAATCGCTGATGTTCACCCCAGGCGAGTCACAAGACATTAAGTTTGCTGATGCCGGAGACTATGATTTCTTCTGTGGTCCCCACCAAGGGGCTGGAATGATTGGACATATTCATGTAGAGTAAATTATGGCACATGAATTCGACCCTTGCGAAGCACCTGTTGAAGGTGAAGTTGACAAATGGGGGTTTACTATTAAACCAACAATCACTGAAGATGAATTGATTTTGCTTTGTTTGAAGAATGCTCCGTGTGGAACTGATAGAAAACAGGTAGTATCTGTCGTCAAAAAATATGAGGAAAAACTAAGTCATGGAAACTAACTTTAAGACAAGATTTGATTTTGCAATGAGTTCATTCTCTAGAATGTATGGTGTCAATAAGGTGAGAACTTCACCTGATATCATTAAGTTCTGTACGAAATGGGCAAAGACTGAAGAAGAGCATCCGGTAGGAAGTTTGACTTCGATTGATTTTTATTTCAGAGACAACTGGGAAATCTGGGGAGAATATGTATGAGTAATGTAGCACTCAAGGCAGCACACTTTGCTTCTGCCACACTCAATAGCCCATGGGGTGTTGGGAGTTTGAGTTTTATATTAATCGTTGTTCCTGTCCTAGGAATGTGGGCAGTCCACAAATATAACTGGCAGCACTGGGCACCATTTGATAAATGAACTTAATACTTCGTGCCCATGAGAATGTGAGTGACCCTGTGTGGTCAGTAATTATATCTGTAATACTTGCGGTTGTATTAGCGTTAGGTTATGTCATATACATATTAGGAGAAGCATTTGCTGAATTAGATGATGGCAGATCAAATCAACGAGAAGGATGCGAATCAGGACCAGCAGATAGCACTCCTAACACACAGGATTGAAGATGCTGAGAAAACTCAAGAAGAACTCCGACAAAGAGTTCGTAAACTTGAGAAGTGGGTGTGGAGCGCTGGTGCTGTCATATCAGCAGCAATCACAATCATCGGAATCGCAACAGCAGTAGAATCAAAGGAGATCAATTATGGGAGCAATGACACCACCAAGCAGGAAATCCTGTTACAACTTCCGAGTAACGGAGATTAATCGTGTACTTGATGGCGACACCATAGATGTGACAATAGATTTAGGATTTGATCTATACAAGAAAGAAAGAGTTAGAGTTGCAGGAGTTGATACGCCGGAGAAAAGAACTAGAAACTTAGAGGAGAAGGCACTTGGAATCGAAGCGACCAACTGGCTCAAAGAGAAGTTGGAAGGGGCCATCTCTGGTGATGATGAATTGTCTGTTAGGACTGAACTTGTTGGTGGCACTGGGAAATATGGGCGTCTTCTCGGTTGGCTTTATATCGGGGATGAACTTTTGTCACTCAACGAACAAATGATTGCAGAAGGTTATGCACATGAGTATGATGGTGGAACAAAAAACATGGATCTCGAAGCACTCCGAGAAATCCGTAGGGCAAACGGTACGATGGTGTAGAAGTGCAGTATGTGGTTCAGATGTTTTCATTCCAGACTCGGAGTTTGGTGGGGAGACATGTGAACTAACTTGTAATATTCATCAGGATTAATATGGCATCTCTATTTGTGTTCGGATTTATAACCGTACTTTGTTATGGTCTACATATAACATGGCCTATAAAAAAAGGTAAAGGTTAAGATGCAAAAACTAATCAACATACTTGCGATCACATCTTTTGTGGGTACTGCAGGAATCGTAGGTGGTGGTACATATGTTTATGTAAATAAGGATTCTATCATCGAAAATGTAAAAGAGCAAGTTGCTGCAGCTGCAGGAGAAGCAATTGTAGGTGCTCTTCCTGGAATGTTAGATTCTTCTATGCCAGAACTTCCTGGTGCTACTGGTGGTGTCATTCCTTCAACTCCTAAATCTACAGGAGGAGTACTTCCATTCTGATGGAAATTCGTGAGATAAACATAAGGAGTTTAAATATACCGGAACTTCCTGGTTATTTGATATCGCCAACGGTATCTCTTCCTCCAGTGGCTCCGGTAACAACAATAATAGGAACTCCAATTGTTGATATGCCTGGGTGTGTGGAAGCACACGAATCAAATAATTCAAATAATAATTTAATACAAGATGACCCGAGAGGAGTACTTACGTTTTGCAATTCTGGCGTCCCTAGTTTTAATCCTATTCAGTTTGAACCGAACAGGATGATACCAACTGGTGTCCCAAATATTCCAAAAACAGAAAACCCAGAGCCAGAAGTACCACCGGCACCAGTACTTTCACCACCTCCTGTTGCTACTGCTGCGATAGAATGTCCTACACCAGCACAAGATGCAAAAGAACCAGTAGGAACATATATCAACGGTTATAGAGAAAAAATTATTGAGTATAAATTAATAGGTAATGAGTGTGTGCAAATTACAGAGACAGTGGGGATACCTCAACAAATTATTGCCGGTCTTCCTAGTGGTGGACAAGTAGTATCAGTTGGTGGTATTGCAGTTATCGCAACAACATCAGCATTACTTGCGAAACCACTCGCGGATATACTGTTGAAGGTAGTTAAACCTACTATCAAAAAAGTAATCAAAAAGATTGCTCAGATACGAGGAAAAGAAACTAAAGTTTTATCACTAAAAGAACGTAGGGAGTTTCAACGTGAAAGAACTGAAGCAATAAGAAAATTAAAATCTATCGTAAAACCAAAATAATATTATGACACTTGACTTTTTTGAAGAGCATCACAATACTTTAGATGAAGATTTTTGTAAACATGTAATAGAAAAATTTGAAAAGGATTCTGGGACATTTCCAGGAGTAACCGGTGCGGGATATGATACAAAAATAAAAGACTCTACTGACTTATGTTTTTATAGAGATCCTAATTGGAAGGAAGAAGATTTAATTTTTTATGAGTCTCTTAAAAAATATACAACACCATACATTGAAAAATATTATAACGGTAGAATTTCCAATAGTAATATCAAGACATACGACACTGGTTATCAAGTACAAAGAACAACTCCAGAACAAACTGGATATACATGGCATCATGATTCAATTTCAGAATTGACTCCTAATAACCATGTTACTTATAGAATAATTACATTCCTCTGGTATCTAAACACCACGGTAGAGGGATCAGGAACTACTGAATTTTATGATGGGACACATGTGACACCAGAGGCTGGTAAGTTAATACTGTTTCCCGCAACATGGACATATGCACACAGAGGTCATCCACCAACAGAAGGACTAAAATATATTTGTACAGGTTGGGTTTACGAAAATATAGGACACATGACTACAGATTTTGGTTAACCCCCAATTGGTCCGCCAAGATCTTCTGCTTTAGTTGATGCAGGAATACTATGTCTATGCTGTGGTATGACTCCACCAGGATTAGTTACTACTACGTCAGAACATATCTTTGCGTATTGACTTTTAGGATGAAAATATATACCAGCTTTCATCAACTCACCACAGTTCTTAAGACGAGCTATCTCAAAGTCTAATCTTTTATTTGCAGATGCTTGTTGCATTAATGCAATATTTGCTGCAGCAGCTTCTTTACATTGATCCTGCAACTTTCTATCTAATGGTTGAGATAAGGTTGCGGAGAACCCCAGAGAGAGGTTGTAATTATCTTTTTGACCAGTTCTAGTAGGAACATAGTATAAGATGTTTCCTGGGTTATCTAGAGAGCCGTCATCGTCTAAATCTCTCATATCATATACTGGGTCATTATAAAATGGTTCGTAAGGTTTAGCTGCTGATGCAGAACCAGTTACGAATGGTGTGATATTTAGAGTAGGTCCTTGACATTGAATACCTCCACCATAGGTATTTGTAATGTATGGACCCTGTAAGACTTGAATGGCTTGGTTAGTAACACTGCCCGATGAGTTTGCAACAGGTGATGCAGTTGCAGAAACTCCACCAACACTCTCTGCTAATGCTACCGTTGGAGATAACATACTAGCAGATAATAAACTAATTATTGAGTGAAGATAGACGTTGTATCTGTTACGCTTTCTATTTCCGTTGTTCTTTGGATAATCGTTTGATTGCTTAAACCAGGACCGCGATAAGTTTCTGTAAACTGAAACGCTCCACCTGGAGTCGTTAGTGCAAATGACGGTCTTGATCCTACTCCTGTCCATGATGAAGTCACCCCTTCAATTGTTACTGTATTTGATGTTGTGCCCGGAGATAAATTACCTGATGCGGTAATACCAGATCCAGTGGCGGTGTATTGGTATCCTGTGTTGTAGTCCATTGAGTTAATTGTTTCCTGAACAATACTCGTAGTTTCAGTACGGCTTGTCATACTGCCCTGAGTAAAGTTTGGTACTACAGGGACTGCCCTAACAGGTTGAGACAGTCCTTGTACCATACCAAGAAACAATCCGATAAAGATTGTCTTCTTCATGCCTATTACCTTACAGTAATTTCAGAAATATATTGTCCTGTAGCACTTGTTCCAGCACCACCTGCAGTTAGTGATACGACTCCTGCCGAAGTAATAGTACCAGCCAAAGAGCCAGCAACACCCCCAGCTGTGGTTGTGGTATTCCCAAGCATGGGAAGAGTTGGAGTAACTCCCGCCGTAACTGTAGTTGCCGTTGGAGTTGCATCACCTTCAAGGAATGCTTCGGTGAAGGAGAATGGTGACCCTGCAGTTGTGATGCTATAGTCACCTGCTGTATATCCCACTGCAGAACCTGCTGTGAGACTGCCCAAACCACCAGCAGTATCCAAAGTAACGTTAGTCCCGGATACAGAATATTGAGAACCGATTCTTTGAGCCTGCGAAGCGGCATTATCAACTTGGAGTTGAACTGAAGAAGAAATTTTATGAGTAAGATCGGCATTAGCTGGTGCCGCCATCAATAACATAGTAAAGATAAAGAAGAATTTTTTCATTATCTTTTTTGTACATTGTATCAGTATTTAGAAACTAAACATTGTATTATAACTTTCTATTATATTAAATATCTATTACGGTATCACTACAATCAAATGGATACGAAGAAATGTCCTCGTTGCCAAGCTACATGGATAGAAGGAGTTCATTACTGGGCAACAGGAAAGAAAGGAGACCCAGAAACACTATCAAATCTAGTCTGTGGTATGGTAGAAGATCCTAAGTGTATTAATCCTTCTCACATTAAAGGTCATATCTATGGTGATAAAGATACTTGGGAGAAGAGAAAAGCATTTATAGATAGACAGGTTAAACCGAACATTTAATTATGCCACATGGTAACTTGACTCGATATGAAATGCTGTCAAAGGTTTATAAACTCAAAGATGAATTACATACACGGCAAGAACTGTCATCAAAAAAGGTTCTTGCTGATGAATATT